ATCTAAGGTTGTTATATCTACATCTGAATTTGCAGCATCTACTTTAAATATTACATTACCACTACTATCTTTTATAATAGTATCTCTATCTTCTCCAGATGCATTAAGAATAATTTGAGTTGAATTAATAGATAATTGAAATGCACCATTTTGTTTTAAATGTAAAGTACTATCCGTAGTTGTTCCTATTGCAGCCAAAGTGTCAGTAGCTCTTAAATCCAACAATACATTGTTTGTAGTGTCTTTAATTTTTAATTGTGGAGTTGAAGCATCGTTAAAGGTTACATCTCCAGTAAAAGTAGGACTTGCTATGGTTTTGTTTGATAAAGTTTGTGTATCTGTTAGTTGTACAATATCGCTATTAGTAATAGATGCAATCTTAGTTGCAGTAGCTGCATTACCAGTCGTATCTTGATTAAGTGTTTGTACAACTAAATCTATATCTCCTGTAGAGTCTTGATATGTTGCTGTAATACCAGTTTCGGTATTAGTTGTTGTAAACATAGCTCCAACTATGTCTTGTATTTCTTCAGCAGTTTGGTCTGCCGTTGCATTACTCTCAACTGAGTCAAGTTTAGTTTCTTGAGCATCAGTCATAAATCTTTTATTAGAAGCATCAGTAAAATTAGTAGTTGTAAATGTAGGTGTTGCTCCACTTACTACTGACTGGTCTAAAGCTTTTACATCTGCAATACTTGTAAGTTCGCTATCCATCAATGCACCTGCACTTGTTACATTTGCAGTGTCTGTTACATCAGCACTTGCTTCAATAGCATTTAACTTGCTATGGTCATCATCTGTAAATACATTAGAATCTGAGGCTGCATCTACGGCAGTTCTAATCTCTGCGTTTGTTTGGTCTGCTGTAGCTCCATCTTCTACATTTAAATCGCTTCTTATCTCGGCTGCAGTTCTACCTTCTACAGATGTTCCATCAATTTTTAAAAAATCATTATCAGCAACTGATGAATTAGCAACTAAAACATTACCATTAGATATACCTGATGTTAAACCTTTTACAAGAGAAAGATTAGTAACTTCAGAATCCATTAAAGCGCCAGCTGCAGTTACGTTAGTTGCATCTGTTACATCTGCGCTAGCTTCTATTCCATCTAATTTAGAATGGTCTGCATCTGTAAATACATTAGAGTCACTTGCATTTCCAACTAAAGTTTTTATTTCTGAAGCAGTTTGGTCGGCTGTAGCTGAAGCTTCTATACCATCTAGCTTACTATGGTCTGCGGTTGTAAAGTTTTCATCAGTTTGACTCGTAACAACAAAATCTATGTTACCATTTGTATCGTCATAACTAACAGAAATACCTGTCTCTGTACCGTCTAACATACCTCCAACAAAATCTTCTACTTGTTCTTGTGTTAGTGTAGCACTTATCTTAGAATCTAACTGTGTTTGTATACTAGAAGTAACTCCGTCTAGATAATCAAACTCTGTAGCAGTTACGCCTGTAGCGTGTAAAGTGTCTAAATAGTTTAATTCTGTTACGCTGCCAGTATATCCGTCTAATACATTTAGCTCGGCTGCAGTTGATGTTACTCCATCTAGAATATTTAATTCTGCTGCTGTAGAAGTAACTCCGTCTAGTATGTTAAGTTCTGCTACTGTAATTGTAGCTCCGTCTAATATATTTAGTTCAGCAGCTGTAGAAGTAATAGCAACGCCAGCATACTGTAACGCGCCTGCTGAGGATATATTAACAGCAACACTGCTAAGTTGTAATACACTATCTGTAGCTTCTCCATCTGATATTGTCCTTAATGTTGAGTCTATTCCACTGTTACTATTTGATACTTGTAATAAATCTTTATAGCTATCTTTTATTCTTTGTCCTGTTAATGTCGCCATTTTTTACCTTAAGTTTGCTGGAACTATAGCTCTAGTACCACCTGTTTTGTCATTCTTTTTCATTCCGTGTTTTCTAATACCTTCTTTATATAATCCTAAAAACTGTTGTGCCATTTGCATTTTTAAACCAGCGCTTTGAGGGTCAGAAGCTTTAGCTGCTGCGTCTATTAAAAGATGTCCTTTCACATAATCTATTAACAACGGTTGTAATACGTTATCTAAATCTATTGTAGATGTAATGCTAGTTATTTTATCTGGTTCTGCATAGTATGAAATTAAAAGACCGTTAGTAACATAATCTGTATCAGAACCTATGCTAGCTGCTTTAAACTTTCCTTCTGCTGTTTCTGAAGTACCTCCATCTCCATCAGTTGTAGCTATTGCAAGCTTATCACCTTCTACCCACCATACAAATGAATCAGAAGGGTCTTTGAATGTACTGGTTACTGCTGCCATTTTTACTCCGTATCTGTTAATTTAATATCTTGATTAACTAGCCTAGGTATTCTTATATATTCTCCGTCAGAATTTAATATACTACATTTAAACACTTTGTTAATTGTAATATCTCTGTCATCATCTATACCATACCATAGTTGGTCGTTAATAAGATTAGTTTTACCATATTCCATTTTAGTACTATACTTACCCATATCTATTAATCCTTGATTAATAAGGTTTATTATATAGTTTTCACTAGCTTCAGGCACTGCTTGCCTAACTCTACTTACTATTTCTCTTACGCTAAATTCTATAGCTGCCATTAAAAATCCTCCCAATTTTGAGTAGAATCTTCCCATTCCATATTAAAAGAAGCCCACAGAGAAAACTCTGTAAGAACTTCTGCCCATATAGAACCTATAGAAGATAAAGCTTGTTCTGTCCAAGATGAACTTGGAGAAATACTTTGCTCTGTCCAGGTACTATTTGACCTTACTCCTTGTTTAGTCCAATTAGTTTTAGACATATTATACGCCTGCTATTAAGACATTAACTGTTGCTTCGTGAGTTCCGTCAGTAAAAGCGCCTGCGTGTATTCCCACACTACCAACAACTTCTCCCATTTCCATAGGAATTACTATTGCTTGACCTGGGTCTAATACTGCAAATATTTCACCGCTTACTGTAACTGATATAGTTCCTGGTGAACCAAGTGCGCTAACGTATTCTACTGCTACAACGTGAGCTGTAGCTGGTATTGTTCCTGCTGTTACATCAGAAGCTTCTGTCCAACCTGAGTTGTCTAAAAAATCTGCACTACCATTTGCTGAACAAACCACATTACTCCAGTAAGCAACGTCTGATGTGCTATATTCTTGATTCATAGTGTAGCTTCCGCCCCAACTTCTTTGTCCTGAAAAGACATCTAAAGCATAGTTTGTGTAATCTCCAGCTGCACCACCATCATTGTCAACACTTACATCGTTAACAATTTGAACTGATGTTTGTACTCTAATTTCGTTTGCCATTATGTTTCCTTGTTATTGTTTATTTAATTGTCCTTGTAAGGACTGTAAAAATTCTTTATATTGTGCATCAATCATTTGATATTGCTGTTGATACCAAGTATATTTAGCTGTATCTTTTTGTAAGTTATTTGCATACTCTTGAACTTCTTTATTAACGTTAGAGGCGTATGATTGCAATTCTACTCCATACTTTGCCATTAAAGCATTGTTATCTTGTATTTTAGCTGCCATATTTTGTGCTGAGTTTTGTAATGCTAAAGCTTGGTCTGCTGCTTTATTTGCTATAGAAACTTGAGTAGCTTGTTGCGCTTCTTGTTGAGCATCTGCTGCATCTAACTGTGCTTGCGTAATAGCTCTTTGTAAAGCAGTATTATGTTTAGCAATCTGGTCTTGCATCTCTGCCTGATACCTTACATTGTCTTTATTAAACTCATTGAGTTCGTTTTGTATATCTTGACCGTATTGTTGTAACTCTACATTTGTTCTTGACTGATACAATGTTATTTCTTTCTGAGTATTTTGTTGATACTCTTGAACTTCTTTTGCTACGTTCTGTGCATATAGACCTAACTCTTGTTGGAACTTAGATAATACACTATTGTTGTTATTAATTATTTCTTGCATATTGTTTATAGCATTTTGTAAAGATAACTCTTGGTCTTTTGCTTTGTTTGCTATATCTACATTAGTAGCATTTTGAGCATCTTGTTGTGCTTTCGCTAAATCAATTCTTGCTTGCTCAGATAATTTTTGTAAATCGGTATTGTGTTTTTGTATTTGTCCTTGAACGTTTGCTTGATATCTTGTGTTTTCTTTATTGAATTCATTTAATTCATTTTGTATGTCTGTTTGATATTGTTGAAGTTCTACACCAGTTCTTGCTTGGTATAATGTTAATTCTTTTTGTGTATTCTGCTGATATTCAGCTATCTCTTTATTTACATTTTGTTGATACAATCCTAATTCTTGTTGAAACTTTGCCAAAAGACTGCTATTATCATTAACAATTTTTTGCATATCATTTACAGCATTTTGAAGGTTAAGCTCCTGGTCTGCTGCTTTATTAGCAATGTCAACATTGGTAGCATTCTGTGCGTCTTGTTGGGCTTTTGCCAAATCAATCCTAGCTTGTTCAACAACTTTTTGTTGGTCAGCAGCAAATTTTATAGAAGCTTCTTGAAACTCTATTTGATATATTGAGTTTTCTTTATTAAACTCATTTAATTCATTCTGTATATTTTGAGAAAATTCTTGTAATTCTACACCTGTTCTAGCTTGATATAGGGTTAATTCTTTTTGCGTGTTTTGTTGATATTGTTGTACTTCCTTATTAACATTTTGTGCATATAACTGTATGTCATTACTATACTCTTGCATTTGTTGTGCTTCAGAAGCAGATGTTAGTTCTGCATTTTTAATTGACTTTTGTAATTCAGCTTGATAAACTTGAACATCTCTATTAAAACTAGCAACTTCTTTTTGTATATTAGCCTGGTATTGTTGTACCTCATTATTTAATCTACCTAATTGTAATTGAGCTAATTCTGCATCTTCATCTGTTTCTAAAAATGTTTCAAACTGAGTTGTGTCAACAGATAATGTTGGAGGAACAAAATTAGGAGTGCTTGCACTAAAACTTACAGAAGCTGCTTCAATATTTAATGCACTAGGCGCACTTGCACTTATGCTCAAATCTGATATAGCCACACTGCTTAAATTAATAGTAGGTTTTGTATATGAAGGAACTACACTAGAAACATCTATTGTATCAGGAACACTTCCAAATGTTACAGACGACATATCTTCAGCAAATCCTGATTGATTAGTTGCACTCGTGTATGTAACGCTTGCTATACTTGGAATACTAGGAGCGCTTGCACTTACACTTAAATCTGATATAGCTACGCTACTTAAGTTTAATGTAGGTTTTGTATACGAAGGAACATCTTGACTAACGTCTATTTTAGCAGGAACAGTGCCGAATGTTACTGTAGACATATCTTCTGCAAAAGAACCTTGATTAATAGCGTCTGCATAAGTTACAGTTGAAATAGTTCCCAATGAGGGTGCACTAGCAGAAATATTTAAATCTGATATAGCAACAGAGCTTAAACTTACTGTTGGTTTTGTGTATGTAGGAACTGAACCTGTTGGGTCAATGTCACTAACACTTGCTACTGTAATAGCTGAAATAGATGAAGCGCTTGCATCAGCATTTGTTGCATCGCTATAAGTTACAGTGCTTAATGTTGGTGCTACTGGCAAAGTAGTAGATATAGATAAGTCAGAAACAGAAAGGTTTATATCATTCATTAATCTTTCAACGCCGTTTCTTGCTGCATACAAAACTACTCCAGGTTCTGCTTCATCTGGGAAGTTAGCTATTGTACTATCATCATAAGTTAATGCAGAAAAATCTAAATTAATAAACACAACACGACTGTCATTTGAAGCTGCGCTTTGAGGAAAAGTATTTAACAAGTCGTTGTGAACTATATAAGCTGGGTCGCTAGATGTTGCAAATTCCATATTAGAAGAATCGTGTACCATTCCCATTTTACTTGGTGGTAATTTTCTACAAGGCATATAGTAATTACTATTACTAGCATCTTTTCTCAATACAGATAAAACTTTTATACCCTCTATATCTTTACTGTCTGTAAAATTAGAATTACTAGCAACATCTTCAAGTCTTGCTTGAGGTATAAAACTAATAATTTGTTTAGCTCCATCTTGTAGCCAACTAGTTATAGCTGTTGTATCTCCAATAGAACCTGTTAAATCTTCTATTTGTGTTTGAAATGTTGCCATTATCTACCTTGTCCTCTATACTTTTTTGTATAATTTTTATTACTCATCTTATTTCCATATTTAGTATTTTTACTCATACCTTGTCTGGTTTTTTTCTTTCCGTTAGTTTTTCTAACTTGCGTTCCAAAAGAAGGTCTTCTCATTACTTCTTCTTACGACGACGTTTCTTAGCAGTTTTAGCAGCTCTTTTAAAATTAGCATTAGTAGGAGCACCTTTAGCTCCACGTTTTCTCATACGTTCTCCTGAACCTGCTTTAATACGTTTACGTTTAGCGTGTATGTTTGCATACAAGCCCGGTCTTTTACTTTTTCTTTTTTTTGCCGGCACGTTTCATTCCCTTCTTAGCTTTGTTTTTCTTTTTAGCTGGTCTTCCTCTTTTACTTCCATAAGTTCCTTTACCCATTGGCATTATAGTATCCTTTTTATTGGTCCCTTTCTGGAAGTTTTATCTGCTCCTTCTTTGAGCTTTTTAGTTCCTTCCTCTTGGGATAGTGTTCTTATATCAATCTGGTCTTTTCTAATAGCTGTTGCCCAAGGATTGTTTTCCCTGACAACAAAGTTTGTATTCCATTTAGGTGCCGCCGCTCTCTGACCACAAGAAGGGCAGTTAAACATTCCCTCTGGATTTGGCTTATTGCAATGTTGACATTTCATTTATTATCCAGTTGAAACAATAATATATGCAATTCTGCTTCTATCAAGTCTTACTGCTTGTATATCAACAATAGCGTTGTTAGTACTATCCAAACTTTGAATGTAGTCATTTATTTCTTTAGCTAAAGAACCTGCTACATCGCTAGCTTCTGGACTAACTTCGTTGATAATTACTTTTGTAATTGTATTATAATCAGCCATTTTATTCTCCTATTAGTTAAAATTCTTTATAGGTTTCGGAGTGGGAATAAACCCACTCCATAGTACCTAATTACTATTTGTTGTTAGTTATTAACCAGCTGCTGTTGCGAACGGACATTCACTTGCATCTGCAACTAATCCGTTTACATACCATCTTGAGCCATCTGTAAAGATGTCAAAACGGTCTCCTGGTGTCGCTGCTGCAGTACAAGCAATGAAATCATCGCCATCAACCGCAATATCGCCTGCGTCGCCATCAACTGCTACTGTATGTCCTACTACATCATTTCCAGAACCAAAGTCAATGTTAACTTTTTGATTCATACCTTGGTCTGCGCCATCTCCATCTTCTGTTAAGATAATAGAACAATGCCAACCAAGTGACACACTAGCTAAAGCTGGTAAGTCAATTTCTGTTGTTGCTGTAGGATTTACTAAAACATAAGAACCGCTTTGGTTATTAGTTAAAGTATAGTCTGCGTGAACCTTAACAATTTTAAGGTCTACGTTACTAACACCACTGTTTTCATTTAAATAACTCGATTTCATCTTACAATCCCTCCACGTTATATAGAGCGTGAGATTCTGGTAATGTGATTTCAAGACCTGCTTCTGTAAGAATCATATCTTTTCTCAAATCTTCATCTGCACTTTGTACATTTGTCATAATTTGAGTATCACGATTTAAACCGTTACCCACTAATGGTCTGTATGCTAACTGACTCATATCAGCCATCATCATCATACCGCTTGCAATACCTCTGAATAAAGGTTGTTTAACTAAGAACATACTTCCGTGCACAGTGTTAATTTCCATTAACTTGTGTCCGAACGCACCGTCTACGTTATCCATATTTATTCTGTAAGGCATATTGGCAGCTGAACCTGCTGATGCATCAATAAACGCACCATCGCCCATTTTGTTAAAGTAAGAAATCACCGGTAAAGAAGCCATAACAAGTTTTTCACTTGCTCCGCCTCTTGCTGGGTCAAATATAACTTCTAAGTCTGATAGCAATCTATCGTATGTTAACTCAGCAGTTGTACAACTTCTGTAATATCCCTTGCCTGAAGCATAAGATAATGCAGAGTCATCTGTTACTGGAGTTACATTCTTTAGAATGTTTCCTACTAGACCTTCAGTATACTGAACGCCATTTACGCGAGCTTTTTGACCGAAGAGCATAGCTCTTTCAATGTCAATTTTATGTTCACGTAATTTTTGAGCCCAAATTCTGTCGAACTCATTAGCATAGCCACGGTGACGTGTTGCTATTGCTGTATTTGTTAATTCACACGCTGTCTTAAAGATTTGTGTAAAACCAAACCCGTCGTCTAATGTATCACTAAATGTATCTGGTGATGCAGTACCTTCTTCAAATGATGTACCAATAATTTGGCAAGCATCGTTGTCAGAAAGAACGTTATAACCAGAAGTAGTAACATCAGAAAGTTCAATGATTCTACCTTGGAAGGTAGTATCAGCAGAACCTGCGACTGGACCTGACTCAACTCTTACTAGAGCTTGCGAATATCCCGCTGTTGAATCTAACACACCTACTGCGAATACCATTCCTTTAGTAAGGAATTTAACCGCGGCACCTGAGCCGTCATCAACTTGGAAAGCATAAACACTTCCTGCAGTAACTGCGGAACCGCCATTTACGTCTGCGTCTAAGTTAAATGTTCTTGCAGTATAGTTGATTTGTGTTCTGTTTTCAAGAAAACGGAATACATTATCATCTGTTGCTACTTTAGAAACATTACTTAGGTAGGTAAAAAACGGTGACTCTTCCGGTGTTAGTTCGGCAACTCTGTCAGAGAAATCATAAAGTTTTCTCTGGTCAGGTGCTTGACCGTAACCAGCTGAGTTAGCAGCTGCTGTAATGTTGGAAGCTTTTAATATTCCTTCATTTATAGCCATTTTAGTCTCCTAAATTGTTATTTGGCTAACCTTCCACCACGACTGGTGCTCATAATTCTATCCCAAACCTGGTCTCCTTCTGAGGCTTGTGGCTGTTCGCCGCCTTGAAGTACTCCAGCTGGTTTAGGAACAGATTTAGCAGCTTGCACAGCTTTTTTGTTTTCATTAGGTTTTGCAGTTTCTCCTTTGCCTTCTTTCCAAACCTTTATTAAGGTTTCAATAGGTAGGTTAGCTTTAGGTGTAGTTGCAAACTGTAAAAACTCTTGAGCATCATCTTGCCCTAGGTTGTGCTTACTTACTAGTTCTGTTTTTAAATTATTCATCGCCATATCGCTTTTAAGTCTAGCCAATTCGTTATCTACTGTCTCGTGTACAAGCTTTCTTTCATTACTTACTCTAAATTTGTAAGATTCTGATTCTGGCTTGTAATAGGCGTCCCAAGGGTCAAAATTTTCTGGGGTTGTACTTTCCTCATTTTCTTTGCCCGCATCAGATTTTCCAGAAAGTTGCTGTTCAATGACGTCTACTATTTCAGGTCTAGAGTTTAACGTATCTCTTAATTGAATTAAATCTTGCGACTCAGTTCTAAGAGTTTCGTGCTCTGCTGTTTTTTTGTCGTACATTGATTGAAACTTTTTAGCTTCCGCTTCCCAATTTACTTCTTCAGATGCTTCAACACCTTCAGATAATTGTTCTGATTCTGCTGAAATAGTTTCTACTTCTACAGATTCAGTTATTGGGTCTTTTTGTTCAACCTGTTGTTGTTCTTGTTCTTTTGCCATTTGTTTTTTTTCTCCTCTCCTGATTTAGCTATTGCTCGGAACCAGGGTTGTTTTTCTTTTCGTCTTCAAAGTTTCTAGCCATTTGGTCTGTCAAATTTCCAAGTTCCATCATCTTTTGTTTTTCTTTGCCCTTTGAATCTGTGAGTATTTCATTCAACTGAGATTTAAACTTCTCTGTCTCAACTCTTTTACGAGCTCCGACTGTTTCTCTTTCAGCTGTTTGTAAATCACCACTGAGCTTTTTCACTTGACCTTCAAGCTGTGATATGTACTGTTGCATTTGTGCCATTTGTCCTTTTCTTTGAAGAACACCTTCTTTGTCAAAGATTTCGCTTTTCTTCAAAACCTCAACGTCATCTACCAGCCCTAACTTATACGCATCAAGGTACATATTATATTCTGCCACCTTGTTGCTCGGTAAAGTTGAACCTGATATTATTCTAATGTCGTGTTGCCCTAATGCTATGTCATTTTCAAGAGCAGCAATTTCATTAGATTTATCATCGTACAGTCTCATATTAACAGTAAACTCTGTTATATCATTATTTGGTTGTACAACTCTAAATGTTTTTTGGAATTTATAGTGGTCTTTAGCCATATTGTATATAACTTGACCTACTTGACTAAGTGAAGATTCAATATCTCTTAACTTAGATTTTCCTCTAGACTCACCCATTTCTGATAAAAGCATTGTACCTCTAACAGACTCTGGAGCTTGGTCTTTAAATCCTTGTAATAACTCTGGAATACCAAAGTTTAAATCTATATATTTTTCTACCCTATCAATTAAATAATAAAACTCACTAGTTAAAGGAGCTGGTTGTGGATAGTGTGGCTCTCCAAATTCTGGATTATATTCTATAACCGCATTTGGGTTAGCCCAATCTTTTTCTAATTGGCTTACATTGTCTACACTTCCTTCAGGTATTAAAAGTTTTAATCCCGCAGCTGATTGAGCGTGCGATAAGGTCAAAGAGAATAACTTATTTAAAAGTCTTTGAGAGTCTTTAACCTTATTCACATCTGATTTTGGATAGGGAGTATTAGTCCAAATATTCGCGAAAGGAACAATTGGGTATATATCAGTATTTAAAACACGCTCATATAATAAAACATCTCCAATGCTAGTGCATTGCATAATTCTTGTTTGTTCTACTTCTTCTATTTCTATTGCTCCAGAAGCTATAGCTTCAACATTTTGTTCTTCTTGCAATATGCTTGCATAAATTTCTGCATTAATAATTTTTTCTTG